TGCTGAAGCCCAGAGTTGCGGGAACCGCAAGCTGCGTGAAGTCCTTGAAGTTCGACGTCATATCGGTGCCAGTGAAGGACTGGGCGATATAGGGTTGCGGACGCCAGATAACGTTGCCGGTCCGCTCCATCATGGTCGAATCGGTGTTGTAGATCGCGACGTTACGGCTCAGTACCAGAGCGTCATTGAAGCCTTCAAGGATCTGCTCAAAAGCAACCCGCTCTTCTTTGTTAAATGCGTTAGCCATTTCTCAATATCCTATTTTGCTGCCTCGCGCATTTGACGCTTGAATGCCATCACCCTCGAGAGGTCTCCGGTCTTTTCAGCTTCTGCGCGTAGGCGTTCCAATTGATTAGCTACCGAACCTGAGACAGCGCCTGTTCCACGAACAGTGCCTTCAGGTGGTGGCGGTGATTTGCGGTTACTGACTTTCAATTGCGTCTCCAGTTTCGAAACCGCGAAAGCAAACTTAACAGGGTCTGTAATAGAGCCGAGTTCCGTAGCCTTCTTTGGGTTTTTGCCCAGCGCGTAAATCACAAGTGCGGGATTTTCCGCACCCTGCAAAATAATGCCTTGCTGCGTTACGTTAAGTTTTTCCTTGGACACGTCTTCCGCGTCCTCGAAATCCTTGACCTTAAGTTCGGCCTTGGCCTTACCGTATCCGTCTAGCTTGGCTTGCCATGCCCGTTGCTGTTCTACTTTTTCAGCTTCGGCCTTGGCGTTAATCTCGTCGGCCTGGCGCTTGCGCTCGTACCAACCAGATAGTTTTTGCTCGAAATCGTCAGCGTCATAGTCGGAATCTTCAAGCGTTGGCTTGCGGCCTAGATCGACGGTCTTAACCGGCTCGACTGTGGCCTTGAGCTTCTCTTCAAGTTCCCGATTCTTCTTCTGAAGGTCTCGGTGATTTTTACGCAGTTCGCGGACCCATTCCGGTGCTGCGGTATTCTCGTCGGCGGGGGGCGGTTCCTCGCCAATGGTAACTACGATCTCATCGGGATCATCGTCCGCTTCAGGTTCCTGCTCGCCGGTATTGGTCTCAGCCTCAGGTTCGTTTGATTCGGTTTCGACTTCGATGAAATCTTCGTCTACCTCTGCCACTTCGCTCATAAAATTACCCACTCATCCGATAAGGCTGGATGGAAGCCATGACGCACAATACGTCAATCTCTGCGTTACGTCAAAATCCCGATAGCCGCTAACAGTTCGGTTGCGTCTTGCTCGGTTGCCAGAAGCAAGAGGTCGAGCGCGTCCTGCTCGTCTTGCAGATACTGGCGCATGATAGCCGCCGCCGATTGGATATCCTCGCTTAGGTTTTGACGTGTCGAAATCTCACGATCTAATCGGCCCAGCTCGCGTTCAAGCGCACTGATCGCGATTAGGTCTTGGCTGTAGTCATAGATTTTCTTAGCGGCGCGTTTAACCGCCGGTCGATCTGAATCCGCTAGAACAGCCCGTGCGGCTTCAATCTCTTGGGGTAGCGCGAACCGTGCCTCTAGTCTGGCGCGTTCGTTAGCCCAGCCCTTCGGACCAGCCCCAGCCGCACCGCCACCGCCTCCGCCGCCTGAGTCTGGCGTTGGCGGGATGATGCCAGGCTGATTGAATAGTAGTAAGAGGCTCAATGCCGCGCCCCAGTCATTTTACAGCGTTCTAAGTTGCGCCAGTGTGCGCTCGGTCTCGGCAATGATAGGCGTTAACCTAGCGATCTCCACTAGGTCTCCGCGCTTAACTGCATCAGTCATGGCACCGTTATGGGTTGCCAGCGTTGCAGACAGAATGGATATCAGTTCCGCGAGTGACATTAGACCAGCACCACTAATTCTTGCGCCGTTGTGGCGATGTGAGACGCCAGCAGCACGACATCGTAAGTGTCGGTGCCGTCGAGAGCAGCATACGCCGCCATGCGCTGACCCAAGGTACCAGCACCCGCTTGGATGTTGTCGGTCGCCGTGAACGGTGACAGCACTCGGTTTTTGACGTCGAAGCGGTAAATCTGGTTGGCTGCAGAGGCCACATAAATATTCATGTAGAACATCCGGCCCTCGTTTTCGAAGGGTGCATAGGTGCCGCAGGTGCCGACAGTCAGGGCAGTTGAGCCGTCATAGACAACCGCCGCCGTCCATGTTCCGGCTATTGCGCCAGCGATATCTAAGACGTCAGCAGTCGCCGCCGCACCTCGGAAGAAATAGCAGAAGGATTGACGAGCATATCGAGCCGGATCAGGCTGAATGCCGAAGCTAGGTGCCCACATACCGCCCGAAGCGTTAGCCGCAGGGGCTGCGCCGAAATAGGTGGTCGACCAAGCGTTCGTCACGATGTTGTTCGTGCCGTTGTTGATCGTCGTGTCGTTGTAGTTCCACGTATAGGTGGTCGTGGCAGCCGTGGACCTGCCAAGGATCAGGTTGGGCAGTTCGATGACGTATTTGGCCGACGATGATGGCGTGACAGCCCAAGCGGTGCCCATCGTGTAGACCGGCGAGGCGCCCGCCGTGTGTGAAGCGATAATCGCCCGTTGACCGACCGCTGTGACGTTAACCGTATCCTGCACGATGCGGATTTGGAAGTTGCGATATTCATTGGCCGCAACAACAGCGTCTCCGCCCGTGGCTTGACCTGTGAGGCTGCTTGCACCAGCTGCGGTCGCCGCTAGAGCGTAGCGAGCGACGATGTTGGTGTCGTACAGGAACGCGCCCTTAACCATGCCTTCGCCGGGTACGTTGTCGTAAGGCGTATATTGCTCATCCAAGGCCATGAGGGACGTATCGGTACCGACCGTTGCTGGCAGGTTTACGATGGAAAGACCCGTTGACAGGGTGTTGGTCGCCACTTCAATAGAGCGCCAAGCGTTCGCCGCCATGACGCCAGCCGACAACATAAAGACGCGGCCAGATAGGATTTCGTATCCGTCGCCTGTGGCTGGCGTAAAGGTCAAGGCCGCGTTGAGCGTGATGGTTGGCGTCGTGCCAGCCGTGTTGCCGACGATATAGCGCTCCTCGACCTTGCCCGCAGCCTTGCCAATGATGCGGATTTTGAAGCCGTACTCGCCCGATCCGCCGCGATTGGCCAGCATATTAAGGCCGACAGCAGTCGGAAACGCGGTGGAGATGACGACAGAGCTAGTCGTGCCGCCCGCCGCGAGAACGCCCTTAAGACCTTGAGATGGCGCAAACACCATAGCCGCACCAGCGCCGAACGTGCCTGCAAGCGCGGGAGATTGGACGAAATTCCAAGACTTTGAAACGATATTAAAACGGTTTAGAACCGTGGCGCTGGATAGTTGATACACAAACGGGTTGCGGCTCAGGTCGGAGCGCAAGTCGGAGCAAAGGCAAGTAGCCGCCGCCGTGGCATTTGGCGTGGGCGGAACCTGCACCCACATCTGGCGGTCAATGACCTTCTTAAAGGTGTTAGCCATTATGTAATCCTCGAACGAACGGTTGCGGCCCAAGCCGAAGCGTTTTGACCATTGGTAAGCAGCTGGGCTTGCTGATTGCCGAGACTGCCGATGTTTGCAACGCCGTTGACCGCCGCGACCGTACTGACAGTCGTAATTGTCCCGCTTTCAAGGATCGCCGTCATCCGGTTCCGGCCCAGCGCCACATCATAGCCGCGTGGGCTATTCGTAGCGTTTAGCAATCGAAGCAATAGCGTTTGCAAACCGTCAAGCAATTCGGCTGCGGTCGTGTCTGTGACGACCAGCGGCAAGGCCCTGAGTTCTGCGTCTGTCAGCGGCCCTAAGACGGCAATCGCAGCCGCTCTTAATTCCGCGTCAGTCAATCCGCCGGTAACAGCGACCGGAACGGCAATGCTAACGGGTTGGGTTGCCGGGTAGAAATCGCCCGAAACCGGCAGCGGATTACCAGACGAAACGTCGCCATCATTAACGCCGTCTGCGCCGAGCGTTAGCTTCATGCGCTGGAATTGGTTGCCGCCGATTTCGTCGGTTGCAACGCTGGAGCCAGTGCCTGGTAGGACGACGTTATCAGCCACTATTCAATCCCCACGATCCGGCCCTTTTCGCGGATGACCCG